TCCGGTTCGATTCGTGCTAATGCCGCTTGTTGTGTAATTAGGCGGCGCTGCCGGTGATTGTCCATTGAAAGCAATTCCGTCGGATGTTGCATGTAGTTTTGTCGTGACGTTTGGCGCTAGAACAATTCCGCCTGCCGTGCCGGTTGTGTTAGTGCGAATGCTGATTTGCGGACTATCCGTTGTCTTTGAATTTTGAATAACAAAAATGTTCGACACTGTGGACGAAAAACCCATTAATCCTTTGACGGTTGACGCATCATTCTCAATAAATGCCATGTAGACGCTACCTAAATCGTCTGTAGCGGATGAGTAGAGTTGAAACGTTGCGGTACTGTTCGCGATACGAGCGCGAATGTTTCCGCCGTTGTCGTGGATGAATAGCGAACCGGTGTTGGAATCAATGTAATTGTTCGATCCGTCGTGATAGATAGCCAAATCGTCGCCACTTGCTCCGAGGCGAAGTTCAAGGTTGTCCATCGGAAATGCAACACTTGATACGGCGGTACCGCTGCGGGTAGCAATCATCCAATTAGAGTCTGTTCCGGAGTCTGTACTTACGCGGAAGCGGAAGGTACCGCTACCACTAAGGGACGCTGCTCCGAAGTCCCAAAAACCTTCATCTGCATCCGCGTCAGTTTCTTCAAACTGGACAAACGGAGCTATTCCGGTAAGTCGTAAAGCGTAGCCATTGGCATCGACGCCTGACATGCCGACAGGGGCGGAAAACTGCACAAGATCAACCGTGGTTCCGGTACGACTGATAGTAATGATCGGCGCTCCTACGCCGTTGGCATCGGTGCGCGTTTGGATGGTGAAATCGCCGCCGCTCGCGATGAATTCCCAAAGCTTTTCGTCGCTGGCTGCATCGGTTTCGTTGAATAGAAACGACGGCGTTGCACCCTGGAACGTTGCCGCGCTTCTATCGCCCGCAAAAATCCAATCGCCCGTTACGGTTTGCGAATCTGACGGATTAAAGGAAATATCGCCGCCGCCTAGCCAAATGAAATTGAGCGATTCGCGGTTGACTGGCAGCGCTCCGCTGGCGGTAATCGTTACCGGAATTGTCCACCATGTTCCGTTATCCGTTGGCGCGCTCGCAATCGTGCAACGGATGTAGCGCGTTGCATCGTTTTGTTGCTGGATCAACAAGACATCGTCAACGCTCAAAATTTCAAACAGGTTTTCGGCGTTGGTTTCACGTTCGGAAATTTCCGCCACGTATATTTCCGTAACGCTGGCAGGCGTCGCGCTATTGAAGCGTAATTCGCCCTGGCCTGGATCAACGGCGGTTATTCCAGAATCGAACAACCAGAAACCCGACAGCGACGGACCCAATTGCTCTAAATCGCTGCGTAATCCCTGCGCAGTCTGCGCAATGCGTCGATGCTCAGTGTCGAGCCAATGACGCAACTCCGGACCCGTTGCGGATGGAACCGGCTGCGGTGTGTAGTCCATTAGTGATAACCGCGCACTTCCGCTTCTATATCAACGGCGGTAATCGTCCAGACATCGGACGCGACCGCGCGCACTTCAACGGAAATGTAGCGACCTGCAATCGAAACGTTGACGATTTGATCGGGCTCCGCAAGCGTCACTTCATCGCCCCAGGAAATAACGTCCGCTGGCGTCATTCGCGAGCCAACGCGCGCGAGCAAGGTTCCGGAACCGCTCACGGTGCGAACGTGCAAGCGGCGAACAAACTTGATTCGCTCGGGCTCGTCAAAGGTCAGGTCATACTTGCCGACCAGGCTTTGCAGCGTAACGGCGTCGTCCGCGTCGTGTTGCGTAATCTGATTGTCGGATGCGGTAACGAAAGAATCGAGCGCGGCGGAAAAGCCCGACGCATTCCAGACTTCGGAATCATCGTCCCAAAAGCCGGAATCATCGTCCCAAAACTGCGACGGCGTTTCATCGTCAACGATGCCGAGCGCCGCGCAAGTGACGTTGTCCAGGTCGCGGACTCCGAAAGCATCATGCGCCACGTCGTAAACGAGCGCCTTTGTGCAGAACTGCGAGCCCGATTCCGGAAAGCATATCCAGGCTTCGCCTTTTGCGCGGTTGTAGGCAACGAAAAGGTTAAGGTAGTTTTCCTGGTCCAGATTATTGAATAAAAATCGCTTCTGTCGCGCTTCGCCAATCGAGCGAACGTTGACACCGTCCGTCAAGATAATATCGCCGTCGGTAACGACTAGATGTTGTCCGTTCAACTCGACAACGGCGCGCGGGGTCAATGCGCCGATGTTGGCGAGCGCCTTGCGAAATTCGAAAACCTGGTTTCCGCCGACGTAGTCGCATTGATAAACGGCGGACCGTTTGTAAATCAACAGGACCCCGCCGAGCGTATGCGCGCACAAAACAGGGCCAGGCGTATCAGACAATTCCGTGTCGCCCGCTTCGTTGTCGGCGGCAGGCGTCCAGCTAGCAGGAACGGTGCCAGGCTCGGCAGCGTCCGACCATTTGACCTGGCTTTCAAAGTGTCCGCCGGGTCCGTCGATGTCGAGCGCGAAAACGTGATAGCGAAACGTCGCCAGCGATTTGCAAGCGGTCGTTGCAGGGAAATCCGGCAACGCAACAAAATCGTTGGCGGTGTTACCGTCCCAATACATCGGCAAGTTGAGCCCGTTGGTTAGGATCGGAATTCCGTTCAAGACTGCGGACGCCCATTCGTAAGGGTCCGTTGTCGCGGACAGTCCGCCCGAAATCGTTACGTCGGTTTCGCCAACGGTATCGACGGCAACCGTTGTTGACGGACCCGCAGCGACCCAGGAGTTATTTCCGCCCAGGCGCACGTTGACTAGATGCAAGATCGGGTCCGTTGACAGCGCGTCATAGGCTGCGCGCGAGCCTGGAATGCGCGACGCGAAACCGTTGCGAAAGATGACGTTTTGACCCGTCGTATAAAACGCGGGTCCAACTTCCGCGCTAGGCGTGTCCGCGACGATGCCTTGCGTTGGCCGCAAGCGAAGCAATTTCTTTGGATAGGACATCGCTCAAGTATCCGTCGCGGTTATCGTCCATTCGCAAACGGCGTAAAGCGCCTGGGTCACGGTATCGCGAATTGAAATCCGCATCGTTGCAGATTCGGACGTGCTAGGCGCGATGCCGATTGCCGCTTGAAAGATGAACGAGCCGAAATCGTTTCCGTTGTGCCAGTTGTCGCGATTGGCAGGCGTCGCGGCGCCCGATGTAGAGTCGAGCGTGCCGGACAATAGCTCGACCATGAAATCGAAATACTGTCCAGGAAAATCGGTCGAGTTGCCAGGTCTACACCATTGCGGCGGATCGAAAGCGTTGGCGCCAACGTCCGCCCATCCGCCGCTGGCGTCTTGCACGTCCGGATCCCAAACCGTTGACGTTCCATTCGGGCCAGGGCTTGAATCAATGTCGCCGTCGCGCTCGAAAATGAGCGTATGCGCAGTGACGGAAATTCCGGTCGTTGCACTTTCGACCGTGTCCGGAAGCGAAACGGTGTAGCGGTGTCCTGCCGCGAGCAACGCTTGCTGCGGTGCGCCCATTAGGAAAGCGCCGAGCCGGAAATAATCCAGCCAGTTGTTGACACTTTGATTGCAGTTGCGACGCCGTTTTGTGCCAGCGTGCGCGTGCCAGTCGTTGTCGTTCCTGCAAGCGTCATCGTGTCGGTTGTTATCGCAATCGACACCGTTGCGCTCGCCTGGTTTATAAACGTTATAGACGTGCCGAGCGGATAAGCGACGCTCGCGTTAGCCGGAATCGTGTAGGTATCGCCTGAGCCCGCCGCGCTAGAGTGATAAATGTGCTTTCCAGCGTCCGCCAGGACCAACGTATAGTTTCCGGTTTGCGCGTTCTGCGGAATGTTGCGAAAGCCGACCAGGTACGCCGTTCCACCTTCGGCAAAGCCGAGCGTGTCGGCAGTGTCGGAGTAAATTCCGGTGTTGGTATCGCCCGCGATTGCAAAGCCTGGCGCGCTCGATGAACCGCCGCCCGCCGTGACAACGCCGGATGCGGAAATCGCTGCGGCGGTAATCGTGCCGGTAAAGGTCGGGCTCGCGCTCGCGACCAGGTTTCCGGAACCTGTTACGCCGGTAATGCCGTCCAGGTAATTTAATTCGGTGTGCGTCGCGGAAACGGCGCCAGTAACGCCAGGGAAACTATTTAGCAGCGTCGATTTAATGAGCCGCAAATGGTCGTCGCCTTGCGACTTTGGATCGGACGCGCCAACGGGGTTACTGGCGTTTAGCCCGCTGATATACGTTGCACTTTCTAGCGGCATGTTAGTAACCCCGCCCGATTCGGAAATGTCCGTAATTGTGTCCAGGCGTCAAGCCGGTTCCGCCCAGGTAGCGCCCCGCTTGCTCGTTGAGCGTGTCAACCGCGCCGTTCCAAGTGTCGAGCGCCAAGCGCGCTAGCTCTAGGTCCTGGGTCCAGGAATACAGCGCAAACAGCGCCGCATGCAGATAAACCGATTCATGCAAATCGAGTAGCCGGTTAGTGTCCGCGTCGGCACTAAGCGCGGTCGGGCGCGCGTAGTATTCAAGGTCAACTTCCGACGCTTCTTCCGGATTGGCGCGAAACTCGACTTGATAGTTGCTCGCGGTCGAGCGCATGTAATAGACCGCGACGGGTCCGGACTCGCGCGTTGCAATCAACGTGTCGCGCGACACTTTCCGCAAGCTGACATCCTCAACGCCTAAATTTCTTTCTTCCAAGAAATCGGACGGCAGGTTGTAAATCGCGGATAGCGTATCGCTGCGGTCTACATCCGACAGCGCATAGACTTTCAACATTTCGATTGCACGCAAGCGCCGCGCAATCATCGCTTCCGCGCGATCCACAAACGACGGCACGCGCGCGGTTAGATCCTCGCGGTGCGATTCGTCAAGAATCATCGCGCGCAATTCTGCATAGGTCATCGCTACTTGCTCCGATACGGAAGCGACGCGGGGTCGCGCGCAAATTTCTTCCAAGCGCGCGTTTTTATTTCCGCATCTTGCGACGCCAGGTCCGGAAAGCGTGCGAGCAAGACGTAATAATCTAGCTCCGGAATCGTCAACAGGACGGCGCCGAAATCGAGCGCGCGGGGCTGCGGATGCCGACCGCTGCGCATATCCGACAAGCGATGCAAAAGTCCGGACCGCCTAGCGTTGCCGCTCGACGGTCCGGACGGAAAGCCGAATCGTTTGTAATCCGATTCGGTCACGGGATTTACGCCGTTACGGCTGCGGTCGGGTCGATGTCTCGCACAACGCCGTGCGCCGCTTCAACGTAAACCTTGACGGTCCAATCGACCGACACTTGCTTGCGTTCCGAAAGGCCGAGCTTGGCGAGCGGATGCGCGACGTAGTTTTTCAGGTACGCGAGCGCAACGCGCGCCGTGTCGATCAACAGGACATCGGCAGCGGTCGCAGTGTTGTAAAGCTGTTGCAGGCGGTTCGGGACCAGTTCGAGCGACGTTCCAAGATCGGTAACGAGAACCTGGACGTAACCTTGCGCCGTCTGACTAACCGCCTTGCCGTCGCCGCGAACGTTCGCGGTCGGCTGCGCGATCGCCGCCGTTGTCGGATTCGCCAGGATGTAAGTAACCAGCTTGGAAATGACGGCAGGCGTTGACATCAAAATCGTTGCGTCGCCGTTGTTGTTGTAAATGCTCTGAATAACGCTTTTCAGCGTCGCCAGCGACAGCGCGCGGACGGTGCCGTTGGTCGGAGTCGCAACAACTTTGGTCGTTGTATTGAATCCGGTTGCGCTGCCGCCTGCGCCGCTGTCATCGTTTGATGTCAGCCAGGCGGAGAATCCGCCCGCCTTGCCAGCGGTCGCGTTGTTGTCATCGGCAACGCTCGCCTGGTTGCCAATCGCGATGGCTTCCACGTCGCGGCGCAACTCTTGCTGGCGCATCATCAATTGATAAGCCAGTTCATCGCGGCGCCCGATGTTGTCCGTTGACTGTGCGCGCTCCGTCACCGCCAGGACCTTGACGGAGTTTTGGCAATGATTGCCGACGCGGACTCCGCCCGATGCATCGTTGCCGCTCGCGTCCGCGCCAGAAACAACGGCGTTGGTGATGTCGGGGTCCGCCAGTTCATCCGTTGTCCATTCGGTGTAACTGTTGGTCGCGGTGTCGGTGCCGACGCGATCCGTAAACGGCAGCGGAATTCGGGAAATGTCCCAAATTTTCTGCATGACATCCTCATTGACGAGTCCGCCCGCAGCAAGCTGTTTCAGATCGTAGGTATCCCAATAGTCAGCCGGTGCAGCCATGTTGTTTCAACCTCGCAAAAGTTTGGAAATGGCGTCAACCTGTTTTTCAAGGCTTCGCGCACTTTCGCGACTGGCTCTAACCGGCTCCGGTGCGGAAGCGTTGGCTTTGGCTCGACCAGGCTGCGCGGTTCTAACCGGCTTGACCTTGTCTAGAGCATCCTGCAAACGCTTCATGCGCAACCAATTGTCGCGCATGTAGGCGAGCATACGACTGTCGGTGATGCCGTGCAACGCGGACGCCGGAAAGCCGTAGTCCGCCAAGTGTTCAACGATGCCGGTTAGCTCGACGGTTCTAACGTTGTCGTCCGACCAGGTCGGAATGCGCTCCAACGTCTTGCGCCGCTCACTGGCAACGTGCGCGTCGATTTTCTGGCGCGCGATGTTCAAAACGTCCTGGTTCAACTTGTCGCGCGGAATCGCGGCCATTAGCTCCGCCAACTCCGCCCGCTCGCGCGCGATGCTGGCTTGCTCGCGTCCGCGCGTTTCTTCCCAGGCCAGGCGATCTAGTTGATGGTCGTCCTGTGCGGCGAAGTAGTCCTTTAGCTCGCCAAGCTTTTTGGCGCTCTTGTCCTTGCCGTCACCGCGCAAGGGTATTTCCAGGTCATAGAGCGCGGCAGGATCGACGCCAAGCGACTTGGCAACGTCGTCCAGCGACTTTGGCGCCTTGGGCTTGCCTGGCTCGCCTGGCTTGGTGGGCGCCTCTCCTGGCGGTTCTGCGGGGCTCTCATCGTCGCCGCGAATCAAGCGCCCGATTTCATCGAGCATCGCCCGCGAGGATGCAGGCGAGCTAGGCGGATCGGACGGCGCCGCGCCTGGCGCGTCCGGTTCAATGCTCGACGGTTGAACCTGGCGAGTTGGCGCCGCTGGCTTTGATGATCTTTGCGAGTTGGTCAACGACATAGTCGCGGAATTCCTCTATGGCTTGTAAACGGATCTTGCAGTGAACAAGCGAATCAATGTCCGCAACGGACACCGCTTCGAAACGCGCGAAGCAATCCAGGCGCCAGGTTTCGATTAGCTCGCGGAGTAACGCGCTACTGGCTAGGTTTGCTGCGTCGCGGTGTCTGTCCGTTGGTAGTCTTGCCGTTTGGTTTTGCTGGCTCATCTTTGGGCGCCTGCCGTGATTTGATTAACTCAACCGTCGCGCTGCCTGCAATCTTGGCTTCTTCGATTTCCGCGCGCAGCGTTTCGGACCAATACTTGAATTGCGTTTCAACGTCGGTGCGATACTTATCCATACCCGTTCGCAATTGCTCTAGCTGGACCGCTTGACGCAAGAAAGCGTTTTGCGCCTGTTTGTCTGCCTGTTGCTGTTGCATCTTTTGTTTCCGCGCTTTTTTCGAGCGATCCGACATCGGGTCGATAAAGTATTGCTCCGGGTTTGGAATGTCCTGCGCTCGCGCCCAATCGAGCGCCAGGCGGTAGAACCGTTCCAGGTCAACGATAATTTCGTCGAGCCCTTGCTTTGCCATGCTTTCTTGAAACGTGCCGAGCCTTTCGAGCGCGACCGCGCGTCGCTGCCGCTCGCCTGGCGACATGCCGACCTTGACCGTGATTCCTTCGCGACGCGGCCAGCCGGACGGAACCGCCGTTATCCAACGTCCGGACTGTTTTATCTGCAACGGCTCGTCATAGTTTTCGCGAAGCGTTGCATGCGCGAGCAAGAATGTTTCGCGGATCAACGTGCAAGCTATCGTGCGCGTCATCAACGCGGCTAGCTGTTCCATTACGGAGTAAGCGCGGTCGAGCCCTTGACTGCCTAAGCGGTCGTTAAGCTGCATGCTGCCGGTTGCCAGGTCGAGCGCCGCGCCGCCTAGCTCGCTGCGCACCGCGCGTTGATGCTCTAGATTCTGCAAGATGCCTGCCGACATATCCGGAATAGCAATCGCGCTCACGGCGGTTGCAACGTTCTGCACCGTGCGGCGGACTCTTACGGAAGCGTTCGGGCGCCCGTTGTCCAGGTCATCGACGTTAACGAGCCCGTCCAGGTACGCGACGCGGGGTTTATTGCTCGCGGTGACGTTGTCGAGTAACCCGCGCTGCAAGCCGGTTGAAACGTCCTGGACCTGGCGCAGCTTGTCATAGAGCGAAATCCCTAAGAACCGATGCGGATTCACAATCGCGACGCCGCCCGCATACGGAACCAACGTTGCAGGATCATCCGCCAGGATTTCCGTTGCGTTACCTGATAGCGCGATGCGGCGCCGTTCGCTGATACCGTCGCCGTCCTGGTCGATCAACACATAGCATTCGTACCATTCGACCAGGTCTTGACTATGGTCGATGCCGATGCGCTCTTGCGCGATGCTGTCGGGCTGTCGAGCGTTGACGGTCGGATCGTGCGTATTGTGCCAAGCTGGCAGGCGGTTGACTTTCTCTTTGGAAAATCCCAGTTCGACCAGGTCGGAGCGCGTATCGACGTGCCGCTCCGCGCAAAACGGAATTTCCTGCAAGTCGTTGCGGTCCCAGGCGTCCAGATACAAAAAGTTTTCGAGCGGCAACGCTTCGACGCGAAACCGCCGCTTTGTCTGCGTTAGCTTGACGTTAAGCGTCTTTTCTTCCGGATCGAATTCGCCAGGCTCGATGGTGATGTCAGGCGGCGCCGCGTCGAGTATTCCAGGGATCGCGTCTATGGTGACGTTCGCAAGCGTCTTACGCTTGATGTTGCGCCGCGTTTCGTCCCAAACCTTGACTAACCCATTACGCAGCAAAAGCGCGTCTTTTATCGCCTGCAAAAACTGTAGGTATCCATTGTTGTTATACATCACGTAATACTGCACAACGCAGCTTTCTAGCTCCGCCTGGAATTCATCCTCCTGGTCTACCGCGTGAAACTCCGCGATGGCATCGCCCGAAAAGGCGTCCATCATTTGCGCTAGGTTCGCTTCGACCATCGCGGACAAATCGCCCGCAACAACCTTGCTCGCCCCTTCAACTTCATCGCCGCGAT